TGTTTTTTCGATGCTTGCAAAATTGTTACCTAAAGATTCTATTTTGTCTTCGTTGTTCCAATACATTACGTCAATATTGCTAACTACTGTACTTATTGAATCGTCTGTATACGATGAATCATTCACATCCTTTATGATGATTACATAGTATTTGCCTGATTCGAATTTATACTCAGTTGTAGAGAACTCAACGAACTTTTCAAATCCGTCCCATCCGTCCGAACTATAAACGGCAACAGCAATCATATACTCGTTGGATGGTTTTACACTACCGCCATTTGCCATAAATCTTAAAGTTCTTATTCTTGTGTCTATTGTTGTAACTGGTCTACCATCTGTTTTGGCAATACCACCAATAATCCAAGTAAGGTCAGAACCTGTTTTTACATTAAAAACCGCACAATCTAAATCAACTAAATCTTCCTTTAGCGAATCAGTTTCTGCCTTTGTTTCTTTGAATTTATCGCCTACCGCTTTGGAGTCGGCAAATGCTCCCTCTAAAGACAATGTTGGGTCAGAAGCTGGCGTTCCAAACACTGCGTTGTAAGGCAACTGCCTCTTCTTCCCATCCGCTGTGATTATTCCCTTGAATGTATCAGCCATTGTTATTTACCTCCTCCGTTGCTTTCAAACTTAACATAGCCATCTGCGTCCATGTTAAGTCCAACGCCCTTATCGGACAGGTACGTCTGGACTGCTTCTGCTATAGCTTCTTTACTGGTTTCGATTCCATCTATACAGAGCTTATACAGGTACTTTTCTTTTCTCGTAATTGGCTTTGGGATTTCGCCTGTATAATCACCTGTCAGATATGCGAGATACTTTTCTTCCCTCGTTACTGGTTTATCTGCCATCTTTTTTACTCCTCTCCGAATAATGTTGGCTCGTCTGGCTGAGCTTCTTTGACCATTGCTTTTGCTTCTTCCTCAGTCATTCCCTCGAATTTCACAAAATACAGCCATGCCGGAACTTTGCCAGTGGTCACATACTGCCACCATCTTGCACGATCGTTTTCTCTGACATAGAGAATGTCTCCGAAATCATAATTAACTTCATAAGCTCCGACTGGCGCAAGTCCGTACAGGTCAGCGTAAACGTTCAAAGCGTAGATAACTTCATCCAGACAGGATTCCAACTTGTCTCGAACGTCTTTAACAAACTGGACTGTCCTCTGCTGTTCCGCTTCTACTCCTGTAGCAGTCTGAATACCGCTAGATTCGTTAAAAACAAAGTATCCGTTGGAGAATCCAATCTTGTACCCTAACTGGCTTAAAAGGGCATTTATGCCGCTTATGCGGGTATCTGTGTTGAGTTGTGGATTGATTTCTTGATAAAACTCTTTCTCGTCCTGTCCGAACACGTTCTTGACATAATGTGGCAATTTCATCTCATTCCGTCTGTTTTCCATACCCTGTGGTGACATGGCTGCTACAGGTGTACCGCTTGGCATCAGCAGTCTATCATCTGCTAGAACAATCTTCTGAGAATCAAAAATCTCTCCGGCATTGCGACTGTATGCAATGTCGAGGTCTTTTAACTCTTCAATGGCTTCTGCAAATATCGGCAAGCCCAGCGGCGTACTGATATCCACGTTGTTCGCCTGCGGTGTCCGTAGAACTCCATATAGAGGTCCGTCCAGCTTCTCACCGTTTGCTTTGAGAATCGGCGGTGTATCTGCCATAAGGTCAGCCCATTTGGTCTGTTTAAGGTCAATCTTATCTCCGATGCTCTGAGGGGATTTTGATACATAGGCTCTATTGGAAACATAATACGGATAAGTTGTTACGCCGTCCACGGTAGTCTCAACAAACCTGTGATATTCAAGCCGTGTATAGTATTTCCGTTCAACAGTATAAGAATCCTTGAAAATAATCCCTTTAATTTCCTGATTGTCATAATCCACGATCATTACATCTGCCGGAGTAAATACATCAAGGCTCTCACCGTTCGGCTTAATAAATACCGTTCCATAGGCACAGCCGTACTCTACCCAGTGACGGATTTGGAAATATACTTTATCTATCTGCTCCTGCAACCACGTAGCCCTTGCGGAGCCATCTATCTGAATGCCGATCGCCAGCGTTGCAAGTCGGGCTGTCTCTGAACAGACAGATTTAGCAAAATTAATCGTCTTGATATTATTCTTATCATCTAACCATTCCGGCACGCCCCTATAGATGTTCGCACACCGGTTAATCAACGATTCCATCTCTGGGAATTCTGCTGCTTGGATATTAAAATCCTCTTCGGCTTGTTTTTTGAAAATCATGTTAAACCACCTTTTTAGTGTTGTTATAAGTCCCATTTAATCACCTGAATTAGCTGATTTCAGCACATTTCTGATAAATTCTATGTCTTTATTGAAATTCTTTATATCTTCGTCCTGTATCTCTGTCGGTTTATCATTCCATAATTCTCTTCCAGCTCTTTGTCCTTGGAAGAACTGGAATTTGTCCAGAATTTCCAAACATTTAAATATGTTTTCTTTACTATATTCATTACGCATCGCTTCCTCTTCTCCTCCACAATGATTCTGTTGCATACCTACAGGCATCGACTAAATGGTTGTTCTCATCAGGATATCCGCTTATAACGTTTCCGTCTTTGTCTCTTTCATATTCGTATTCCGAAAACTCTTTATAAGCATTAGGCGTTCTCTTAGGGTCAATAACGATAGTCCTTGTCTGAAGCCATTTCATAGAATATTCCACACTTCCAGGCCCTTTTATCGCGCCCCTTGCCGGAAGTCCAAAATCTCTATAATCATTGATTGATTTAGGTTCCGCAGAATCGCAAGTAATAGTATAATCATCATATTTTCTTTTTAGAATCTCGTCTGCTGATTTCCTATTGCTCCATTTATTTTCGTAAATTTCATCAATGATATATATCTTTTCAGTGTTATGATTGTAATACAAACGAATAAAAGCATACGGGTCAGGGAAAAATCCCCAGTCACACCCCTGAAATATTTTATCCATGCGGCTGATCTCTTCATCTGTAATATCTCTAATCTCCAGATATTCAAATACGTTCCCGCCGTCACCATTTGGGACGCCCAGGTATTCATGCTCATAGGCTTCTGGATTGATTTCTTTCAGATGTGCTGCATCGTCAATAAACTTCTGTCCAAGCCACTCCGCCGGGGCTTCCAGATAGCTCGAATGATGAATAACTCTTTTCGGGTTAGGCATGAGCTTAATCCTGTTTACCCAGTTTGATTTTGATTTTGGTGGGTTATACGATGAAAAATCATAGGACTCGTCACCACCACGAAGCACTGACTGATTAACGGATCGCTCCTGTGCATCGCCTTTCATCTGATCTTTTTCCTCTTTCCAGAGAATTCCGATGTAGCCAAACTCTGGCTTAATGGATTTTAGCTTAGTTTCATCGTCCAGACCACGGAAGTATATTGTCTGTCCTGTCTTAATATACTTGATCTCAAGCGGCGACACCTTGCATTCAAATTCTTCCATCAGCCCAAGTTCGTTTATAGCCCACTTCATATTGGCATATACGGAATCTTTCAGAGTACCGGCCACCTGTCTTGTAATGCAGGCGTGCATCTGAGGATTATTCTTGATAAGCTCAACAATTTTAAAAGCCACATAAGAAGATTTCAGACCGCCTCGACCGCCCTCGAATACATATTCGATATTAGGCTTAATCTGTCGGTTAATATCCACGAATGCCTTGCCAAGCACTCTGGCAGGAAGTTCATATTTGCTTTCGTCTGATTTTGATACAGCTACCAACTGTTCCCATTTGTCTACTGCCTGCATATTTCCTTTAATAGCTTTATCGTATACGGCAGCTACAATGCAGGCATTGTTATTTGCATCCTCATCAGATATTCCCATCTTTGTGAGCTTCTTTTTCGCAGTGGTCGGGGCAGGATTCTCAGCTATCATTTTTGCTAATTCAGAAAGGGTCTTTTTTTGACGGCGTGCTTGTCCCGACTTAATACCGCCTTTTTTTGTTATTTCTCGGAGCTCACTCGGAGTTCGTTCAGAATTCGGTATTAAATTTTTCTCATTTGCCATCCTATCAACATCCAATCATATCCTTTCTGAATTCAAAAAAGTCCCCAGTATAGCAGTTATATACAAATATAATACCACACTGGGGAGACTTAGCTCTCTACCACTTTTATAAAATTTTAAGTTTTTTAAAGCCTGCCAATCAGCTTAGCTAAATGATAATATTCCGCAATGACCTTGCGTTTGTAGCCGTAGAAGTCAGTCTCTGATACAGGAACCGTCCTGATCTTCTCCATTGTCCGATAGCCGATACTGTTCACGATGCTGTCATAGATTTGCGATTCAATACCGGGTGCGTATTTGATAGATACCTGTAACAGATTGTATTTATCGCTTTCGCTAAGATTCCGCAAGTGGCTTTGTAATGTCGGTATATCGTCCGGCGGCACTCCGTAGTCAATCAGTGTTGCCTTTCTCAGCTTCATTTATTTCACCTTCTTCATTCAAGCTCCAGTCACATGGTATGCCTTGAAAACATTCTGGACAGTATTCGTAGAATCCGCAACCTTTGCAATCCGCTGGCTGTCCAGTGCAATATTGCTGTAGTACGTGGTATGCTGATATAGCAAGGTTTGGTGTTATGTCTGGCGTAAGTTTGTCTGACATAGTTATCACTCCTCTCAAATTTGCTAATTTCGAATAAATATCCC